TAGTGCCAGGGCTTTCACCTGGCCGGCTTTTATTTAGCACCAATCTCCGTCACCTAATTGGTATGCAAAACCAGTATCCTCTATGCTGTTTTCGTCTAACCACGCTTGTACTGCGTTTGCATTATCCTCGGTTGACATTTCAAGCGTATGGGCTAAATATGTGTTTCTGATATATTCAGCTAATTCATTCATTTCAATCTCAGCATCATTTTTAGTTAACGGGTTGCCTTTCTTGTCGAGAAAAATAAAGCCGCTATCATCCGATATAGAATATAAATCTAATTGCTGTATTCTTGTCAGTTTCTTTAAGAGAGCTTTTTTTGTTTGTGGATGCATTTTCATTTTGTGTCCCTTTGTTGTTTTGCTTATAACTACTTATCGGGCTTTTCCATTTTAATATTACATATATTTTATACGCCAACAAAATCAATAGCTTGCGCAGCACATATTTATTAACCCTTGATTTCCCCAATGATTTCATGGCATAGCATATCTGATGACTAAATACGACCCTTACACATATATGATTATCGATTGCGATGGCAAAGCGCACTACGTCACTAAAGAAGAATTTTCTAAAGTTGACAATGCGATGCAATTCACGCGGCGTAAAGTTTCGTTTGACGGTTATCACATGATAGGTTTCATGCGCCGGCGTCCGAATTTAAGTGAATTCACTGATAGAGAATTGAGGGACCGTGGATATGACAGTTAACGGCGTCGCTAATGGTGTTGCATCGAACCTTGTAGCATCGGTTTTGATTATTTGTCTGACTACGCTTGTATTTTCTCAATGCCGAAATTCGCATGAGTTAAAAATGGCACAAATAGCTATTGAAAAATGCGAGACATCGAAATAGCATAGCAACACTTCTTTCGAATGATCTTTTTGGATTGAAAAAAATGAGAAACCCCGGCGCGTTTAAAACGTACCGGGGCTTTTCGGTTAGCCAGTCCGAAAGTTTTGGTAGTAGTGGATCTCAAATGAATCTAGGAGAAGCGGATAGGTCGCAATCCCTAATCGGAACACTTCGGCTACGGCATTCCGTTTCGGCAACATCTTAATCGGTCGCTTTTCAATGGACCTTTAGCGCTGCGCGTGCTTATAGTGGTTAGAGAAGTCACTCAATAGGAGCGTAGCAATTGGAAATTTTAGAGCTTCCTGTAGATAAATTGTTATTTGACCCAAACAATGCTCGGCGACACGACCGCAAGAATCTAGATGCCATCAAAGGTAGCCTGGCGAAATTCGGTCAGATGACGCCTATCGTTATCGACGATAACAACATTATTTTAAAAGGCAACGGCACCGTTGAGGCATTGAAAGAGATGGGTTTGCCGACTGTGTTTTGTAGACGCGCAAACCTAACGACGATGACTGAAAAGACTGCTTACGCATTGGCCGATAATCGTTCGAGCGAGCTTGCTACTTGGGACATGGACGTGCTGGGTAGTGAGTTACAATCGCTTCGCGAAGATGGATTTCAAATCGAGGATATTGGGTTTGATCCTGGTGATTTCGAAGGAAAAGATTTCGACCCAAATTCCCTAATGGGTGGTTTCTCCGAAAATGATCCAAATGACAGAAAGACGGAAGACCTAGTAACTTGCCCAAATTGTGGCGTAGCCATAGAGAAAAATCCTTGAAGAAATATGGCATTCCATATCAAGGCAGCAAGAATTTCATTCTAACAAAACTTGCGGCATTTCTACCTGGTGCAAAATCATTTTATGATTTGTTTGGCGGTGGTTTCTCGGTTTCTCATTATATGTTTGAAACAGGGAAATATAGGAATGTTCATTATAATGAGATTGAAACTGACATAACGTATCTGGTTAAAGACGCCATTGCAGGCAAATACAATTACAACGTGTTCAAGCCCAAGTGGATTTCGAGAGAAGATTTCGCAAGGGATAAATCTAGTTGTGCTTATACTAGAATTATTTGGTCGTTTGGGAATAATCAGAAAGGCTATTTGTTTAGTGAGGATGCGGAAAGATATAAAAAGTCTTTGCATAACGCAATTATATTTGATGAGTTTGACGGCGTTGCTAGGGACATATTGAAAATAGAATCATGGGATAAGTCTTGGTCTATTACTAAAAGGCGGATTTATTGCGGAAGGATTGTAAGGCTTAGAAAAGGTGAACTGCAGCAACTGGAGCGACTGCAGCAACTGGAGCGACTGCAGCAACTGGAGCGACTGGAGCAACTGGAGCGACTGGAGCAACTGGAGCGACTGCAGCAACTGGAGCGACTGCAGCAACTGGAGCGACTGCAGCGACTGCAGCAACTGGAGCGAAGCATAGCAATAACATCATTAAGCTACGAAAAAGTTAAAATAGAAGATAGTGATTGCGTTATCTATTGCGATCCACCATACAAAAATTCTCTTGGATATTTAAAAGAATTCGATCATGACAAGTTTTGGCAATGGGTTGGTGACAACAAAAACCCAGTTTATGTTTCTGAATATTCAGCGCCAGATACATTCAAAACGGTTGCCGCGTTTAGGAAAATGCTTAAGGCATCATCAAATGACAAATCAGGCAAAAGGAAACATAGGATAGAAAAGATATTCGCAAATGACGCTGGGCTAGCTAAATTGAAAATATGCTAATATTATAAAATAAGTAACCGACTAGGAGCATGAGCCAATGATTATTCTAAGATACTGGATAACAAGGCTCAGGTTCAAGATAATAGATTTCCGCTTACGACGAGCAGCAAGGATGCTAGATGCCCGATCCTACAAAGAAAAGATTAATAACCGAGGATGAAATCAAGCGATGCCAGACTTACTACGGTCTCGGCCTAACCATCGCAGACATGTCGGCGCTTGTTGGCGTAAGCAAGGCTACATTCGAACGAAGGATTAACGACCAGCCAGAACTACTTGAGGCATTATTAAAAGGAAAAGCCCAGGCCGATGCTCAAGTTACCCAGTCTTTGTTCAAGCAAGCGATATCGGGGAAAAATACTGCTGCAACTATCTTTTGGTTGAAGTGCAGAAAGGGTTGGAAGGAAGCAGAGTTCTCAAGTAAAGAAGATAAAGATTACGATCCACCAGAGACACTCAAACTAGATGACGATAAAGCGAAATGAAACACAGATTAAAGCATTCAACCACCAGGGCAGATTCATGTACCTGGTTTGCGGAAGGCGTGGCGGCAAAACATTTACGCTACTTGAAAGAATGCTTGCAAAGGCGAGCAAACAACCGCCGCGTAGTGATATCTACTACATCGGACCCACGAACTCTCAATCAAAGGAGCTGATATGGGACGCTATGGAGGCACGTCTATATGAAATGGATTGGTGGTATCGCCCAATGGTTTCGAAATCGCGTTTCGAGTTATCTGACGGTCGCAAAATATATGTCATCGGTGCCGAAAAAATCAGTCGTATACGTGGACACAAAGTATGGCATATGTGTCTTGATGAGTTGGCCTATTTCGGGACTTCCTTCATTGACGTCTGGCGAGCAGCGCGTCCAACACTTACAGACTTGCGTGGATCTGCTGACCTCGCAACAACACCAGATGGAAAGGGAAGCCAAGCGTACGATGTCTGGCTTCAATCAATAGAGAAACCAGAGTGGCAGACATACTCATGGCGTACACTAGACAATCCGTGGATTGATCCTAAAGAAATTGAAGATGCAAAACATGAGTTAGATGAGTATTCATTCCGACAAGAATATGAGGCGACATGGGAATTATACGAAGGTCTGGCATATTACAATATGGACGAGAATAAGAACCTAAGCAATTGCAGTACAATCGATTATAACCTCCCATTGACCATGAATTTTGATTTTAACGTAAACCCTACAACCCTGTTGCTATCGCAACTCGTTAAAGATGTGGTTTATTTTCGCAAAGAATACAGCGAAGCTAATTCATCAACCGATGCGACGGTACGCCACTTCTGCGAAGAACATAGAGATAACGCGCCTAAGTTAGAATTAGAGATACGCGGCGACGCAGCCGGCAAGGCAAGAAGCTCCAACACTGGTCGTTCAGATTATCAATATGTGGAGGAA